CCAACACCAACACCACCACCAACACCAACACCACCACCAACACCAACGACCTGTCGCCTCGGAGCGTGTGTTGCCATGCTCCGAGGGCTGAATTCTTACGAATATGTGGAGAGCACAGCCGAGTACCACCAGGTTGCAAACCCCTTGATCAGTCCCATTAGGGGCGTTCAAATGCGGTTACCCAAGAGCCTTGAGATTTCCGCCGGGAAAGTCAGGCAAATGGGACCGCTATTGAGGGGAATGCACCCGGTTGTACCCGACAATGGCTATCATAATACAATCGCCGCTTTTAGAAAGCGTTGTAATTATTTTAGTGCCAAACGTGCCACTCCATTCGTGGTAGACTCTGCCATGAAGTTTTGCGAGATGATTTGCCCTCAGACGCTTGAAGGTTTCGAATGGACCGAAAGTCTTTACAACAAGTGGAATTCAAAGTTCGGGATTGAGAAGAGGAACAGAATGGACCGCGCCGTCCGTTCTTTCTTTGACAAGACCGAGCCGTTCACAAAAGATTCCTACTCGTCGAAAGAGATTTTCGTGAAAGTCGAAGCCCTGCTTGTTACACACAAGCCGACCTGGGCACCGAGGATTATTTACAAGGGGACGGACATCTACAATGCAATCAGTGGGCCCGTTTTTAACGAGCTCATGAGAAGGTTTGATCATTGCATGCAGACAGCCCCTGGTAAGTATCGGTATACCACGGCCTATCGCAAGACTCCTGATGAGTTTGTTCCTGCTGTGGAGAAAATGACAGATGATGATTTCTGGATTGAAGCTGATTTCTCTTCCAACGACAAGTTTCAATGTGCTGACGTCCAGTTGATTGAGGTTGCTTTCATGAGGATGCTTGGTTGCCCTGAATGGTTCATCCGCTTGCACTTGTCTACTAACAAGTTCAAGGTGAGAAACACCAAACATGGCATCAAGGCCACCCTCGAGCACCAATTTCCGACTGGCGGCACTGACACCACATTCCGCAATTGCTTGTGGAACGCTTGCATCCTTTACGGATGGTTGCGTACCGTCAAGCCTGCGGCATGTTCGGCTGTCATTCTTGGCGACGACATGATAGCAAGAGTCACGGGTAAAGTGGAGTACGCGCAAAAGATCTACACTTCCATTGCGGCCGACGCGCAAATGGTCGCAGAGGTCGAGCGCCACACCCGTCTGGATCAGGCAACGTTCTTGTCCCGTCAGTTTGTTGAACACTTTAGCGATTGCTGGCATCTCACGATCCCCATTCTTGGGAAAGCAATTGCGAGGTTCAACATGCGGGCGAACCAGAACCAAGCCGTTTCAGATCATGCTTACATGGCCGGAAAATCTGTCGGGTATGCCTATGAATTTAGGTATTTCCCGCCTATCCAAGCCATGTTTCTGAAGAGGTTCATGCATGAGTGGGCATTTGTGCGAAAAGAAGAACACGATCGCATTGATGCCGCTGTCTCATGGAACGCTAAACAAGCTGGAGTGTCTCTTTCCAACATCAAGGGGAAGTTGCGTGTCGAGGAAACTTTGACCATGGATGATTTCACAAAGTTCACCTTGCGCACGTACGGACTTCTCGGGATTGAAGTACTCCAACTCTTCCAAAACGTGGTGCTCAGCTCTGAACACCTCGATTTCGAGGGGATTACAGTGAAGAAGCTGATGGTAGGGGTCGTTGACACCGGCCTCTACGAGTAGCTGCCACGTTGCCAGGGTAACTTTTTGGCAATCGTGTGTTCGCACCGTAATCCAACCACAGAGGTCAAACTCACAAA